ACCATCATTGTTCAGCGTGATGAAAGGCTTGCCACAAGTATCAAGGTTGATGGCAGTTGCACTGCCAGCAGTACCTATGTGTACCCATGTGTAGCCTGCTGACTTCACATTGCTCAGATGCCCGTCAGGATATATTTTCCCATCTTGACCCAAGGTGCAACGCAGATACACTTGGTCTCCGCGTGCAAAGGTGTCCATAGTGAGGGCGGGGTCACCTGTGAGGGTACCCCAAGCAACCTTTTGACGAGTATAGGTAAAGCCTATATTTTGACCAACTGCTATACTTGAACCCGACAAGGACACACCACAATCACAGTCTATAGGGATATTTTTATTAGTAGCTTTGTATATTTGCTGGTTTGACATAACAACCAGTTGATTGCCTCCTAAAGCCTCACCTGCTAATGGTATAGTTCCCCCAACCCACATACTTAGAAATGAGTTAATAAAAGATGCATGGTCAGAACCGTACACCCAAGCATCATTGAATCTCCAAGTTTGATTAGCACAAAGACCTCTATAATAAGAAGTAAAAAATGCACTTGAAGTTTGATAACTATTACTATAAGAAGATGCTATATTAGTTTCTGCCCATGTAATATTTTCAGTGTCCTCATAAACCTCAACCTTGATATGTCTTGTAGTAGCATTGTATTCATTAAATTCCACAAACCAATCATGCCCGCTATTTATTGCCTTAGGAATAGCAGTCCTCATATAGTATATACCAGTGTTGGCAGCAATGTTGCTATTATTCTCATTCCAAGCCATAACACAAGGTGCAGTCAGCGCAGGTTGAAACCTCACCACCACATCCACCCTTGCATAGATGTTAGTGCCTGTAACTGTAATCCTGAACTTCACAATATCATCAACCTCACTCATCAGTTGGGATATTCCCGTATTAGCCCTGCTGAACAGAGGATGATAAGACGTATCACTCACATCATACTCAAAGGTTTTCTTCGGAGTAAGGTTAGAGAAATTGGCAAACAACACATCACCTATCCCTGCCTTGGCATCCAAGGAATCCTTCACTAACTTCTCGGATGGGTAGTGGGTGTTGTCGGGAGTAGCAGACCACGAGGTTGCTTTGTTGTATGTGTCTTCCATTATTTTCTGACCACCAGACCAGACATTTGTAGACCTATGCACACGCCTGAAATAGGACTCATTGTTTAATTGTGCATTAAAATATATGTAGGTAGACGTGATGTACGATAACAGGAATAGTTTATTATTATCAGCACTTGCCACAACCTTTCCTGCTGCATGAGCTTCCTCAATCTCAGCAGCAGTAGACACCCCATACTCAGCCCAGAACACCTCATTCTCATTCATCTTGTCCTTCACTTCTTGCGAAAGGTCACTCTCAGGGATACCTGCTTGTGGCTTCTGATAGGCAGCAGCACCTGCACTTGCACCACTCCTGATAGAGCCAAGGTCATTGATAGTGTCCTGCTTACCATTGAGCAAGGAGGTGAGCTGCGCACTCGTAGGAAGAGCGTCCAGCTTGTCAACGTCACCCGAAGTGATTCCGCTGTTGATGGCATCCCATTGCTCTGCCGTGAAGCCGCTGTTGTTCAGTGTGTACTCATAGAGCCACCCGCTGCCGTTGTGCTTGTAGCGGTCGATGCGTGCAATCACCGTAGGCGTGTCCGTAGCGACAGGGACTTGCACGAAGCAATAGTCGTTGTTGTCGGCATCGGGAATCGACGTCGCCAGCGCAGCACTGACATCAGCCGCACTTGCTCCCACAGAAAGCCCTAAGTCCGTGACGAGGTTATAGCTCCCGCGATAGGTAGCCGTAGCCGTGGCAATGCTTGAATTGACAAAACTCTCCGTAGCATAGTCGGCATCGTTCTCAAACTGACTCACCCGCGTCGGCTTGTTCTCCAACAGGTTGTAGTCCGTTGTTCCCGCGTCGCCCTTGTCGCCCTTCTCTCCAGGATCGCCTTTGTCACCCTTCTCTCCAGGATTGCCCTTGTCACCCTTGTCACCTTTGGCAAAAATGAAGATTGTGGCATCAAGCACCTCCACTTCTCCGAAGTCCGGGAAATCATCGAAGGCATCCAGCACAGCTTCCGTGCGATCATGCACTTGCACGATGTTACACCACTTACTCCTGCGCTGAGTGCCGTCAGGCTCTGTCACCATTATCACCACATTATACTCGCCTACGGGCAAAGTGCCCTTATCAGCGAAATGTACGACATTCCCCTCTACCACGGGGTTGAAGGTGAAGCGCGAGGAAGAATTTTCCAGGACCACCTCCACCACAGAACCCTCTGCGGGGATGTAATCTTCTCTCACCTTCCCTTCCGGCGTGAACGTCACCTTCTGCATGGGGAGAGCCAGCGACAGCGGATTGCCGGCCACCCCATTCACTACGTTCTGTTCCTTCTTTTCCATATCTCTTTGTTCTTTTTTTATGTTTTTATCCACCTCCCCACCATGCAGCAGGGAGGGGTGAAATGGTTAAGCGTTTCTGCCAAGAGCTGTCATGAATGCTTCAAGGCCTGTCACATAGGCGTTGGCCTGTTCTTTCGTGAGCATCCTCTTGAAGAAAGTCATACTCGTCAATGTCTGCACCCTGCTCCAAGAAGATGTTGCGTGGAGGGTAGTATTCATGTCAGTCTCTGTCATAGCAACTGGAGTTTTAGTAGGACCTGAAGCTACAGAGCTACTGCTATTTGTCTTTGCATATCTGCAATATTTACCTTCTCCAAAACATGCAAGCAAGATAACACTTCCTGCACCACTTTTATCAAGTCCATCATTAGCTTGGTACGGGATTAATGTACCTGCATCATTTCTTGCCTTAATTTGCACCATTCTGTTCTGGTCTATTATTGCTATCATACTTTATTGAATAGGATATAATACTCTTTTTACAGCAACACCATATTCTCCTTCAACAAATAATTTAATATAATACGTATAAGTTGAACTTGTCGTTGCAGGCCATGCAAGAGTTATACTTCCTGCACTTACATCAGCAGATGATAATTCCTTATGATAATTGTCGTTTTCCATTCCAGTATTTCGCTCATATCTTATTAGGTAAGGAGTTCCATTAGAAGAAGAAAAATTGACATCGATGCCAGTTCCATTCTTTGTAACACTCATTGTTATATCAATAATTTCCCAATAAGTATAGTCACTTGCCAAATTGTCACTTCCAACCATCTTGGCCCTGTAAAGACCAGCAGAATAATTCTTATTAGTAAGATTAATGTCTGCGTATGTATCTTCATTACTGGCTTCCCTAACATTGCTATTTCCTGCAAGACTAATGGTTTCAACTACAAGATAACTATTCCCACTTTTTCTTTCAATAACAATGCTCGTATATCCTTTAGTCTTGTTAAAATTTAGCCAAAGTATATCGCCAGTACTTAAACATGGCTTATCACCATACATGGTACAAATATCATCATTGTAATTGATGTTTCTCGGATAATCCATCCAATCTACCTGAATGTAAGGAGTATTTGGAGCCGGTTCTATATTATCCCAAGAGATTTTACGCCGCACCTTCACTCCGCCATTGTTCTTCAAATATTCGAGACGACTATTAAACATTTCAGGAGTATAAGGAGTTATGTATGGTGATGGCTTAGTTTGTTCTACCCACATAATAAATTTTCTATTGCTGTATCTATCGCAAAGAATATCCATAATAACAGAACAATGACCTTTACTCCATATAAAATCAAGTGGCATTATATTATCAGCAGATGGATTAGCAACAGTAGTTAAATATTCATCCATACTGCTGTCATTCCATTTTGTGCTTACGAATAAATTCTTAAAGCCGCCAACCCATGAAGTAAGACCTGTACAAACTGTTCCATAATAACTTCTTGCATAAACGTTAGAAAGTCCATTATATGTAATATCATACTGACTTGCTCCATTACCTGCGATGTCCTCTGTATACATTACTGACCGTGGGTTATGAATAGCTGTAAGGAATGTATATAGGCTAACGTGCTGGCCTACATATTTTGTATATTGAGAAGCCTCACTATATGGAATCCCGAATCTTGTTTTTCCTGCAATATAAAAATATTTTGCAGATGTAACAATGTCAGAATTAGCAGCAGTTGGAGCTATAGTATGAACAGGTGTCCATTTAGCATCTGTAAGCTGTAGAATTTTTTTCCTTGCATCATTATAATACGATAAGTCACTTCCAATACTACACAATCTGCCGTCGTTGAGATAACTAAATTGTTCTATGATATTTTCATTAGATGAAATTTCGCCTATACTATTATTTGTAATAACGACGATTAAGTAATGATTGGCAGGTATAGCATCGCTGCCATAAAATCTTCTACTTGTATAATCAAACCTTGCAGGAGCAAATGGAGCAGAATAATATTCTTCTGGCGGAAGATAATTATATGCTATAAGATTGCCTTTTATGTCAAATAGATGTGCAGCATAGATTTTATAGCCTTCATTAAGTAAAAGAAAAAAGCCTCTGCCTCCAATAATAGGAGATGTTATAACATGCGTAGAACTATTAGTAATATTGCCATCACTTGGTTCAATATCTCCTTGAGTTAATATAATATCACCAGTCTTAGCAAAACTTCCTTCAAGTTCTTTTTTAATACTATCAATTTCGCCTTTAACTCCTTGGCTTGATGCTTTAAAATAATAATTTACTGTAAAACTATTAATATAAATTGCATATTTAGCATTTTCAGGAACAGCAGCTTCATCTGTTATATAATCATGACCGGAAGGATTAACAATTCTTGATATAACTACCATGTTACTATCAAGAAAAACCATGGCTGGATAGTCTGAATCTGTTCTAAAAGATCTTACACAGGCTTTACTATATCCACTAATATCTGTAATATAGTAGTTTTTTGTAGCATAATCATCAACAAAAAGCGAGGTTTTGCCAGCAAATTCCAAAAAGTTTGTTCCTATAGGTAAGTGCTTATCTGCTATATCTACTTCTCCATAGTCATAGGTTGCAATGCCAAATTCTAGCATTTCTCCACCAAAAGATTCATGCGTATTTACTTCTATCGTAATTCCTAGTTCTTTATCATATTTTTTAGGGTTATACCCTTTTGGATAAAGAACTAATACTTCTTGCTTGGCATCATAACTTGCGCCACATGTGTAGAGAAGACTATGCATACTATCTGTAACATAGCACCGCTTTACTCTATTAAATTGCTTGTCAATATGTAGAACTCCATAAATGGCTACATCGTTTTCATCTAAAATTACAGAGCCACACTTATCAGTAGATGCGAAACAGTATATGTCAACATAAATAATATTATCAAGTGGTATCTTATAAGTTTTCAAACCTGCGTGGTTGATGGTGGCTATCTGAGAAAGTGTTTTTCCATATACTTTTTCGACTTTCAAATATTTTGAGTTAAAAGCAGTAACCTCATCAAAAAGCATACCAAGGTCTTCCTTTTTTACAGCAACTGGAATGCCATTACTTAATTTTTCTGTAAGGCTGTTTGCCATAAGAGTAATATCATCTATTATAACGACTACTTCTTCTCCTATAGCCGCTCTGCCATAAGCACAAATCCACCATTCGCTTATAGAAACACCATTAACTTCAGTAGGCAAAATCACGTCATAATAAGAATTTATACTACCATCCATCTTTACTGGATTTGATGGTATGCAAATTTTTATTCCATTGACATCATTATAGTCCTGATTGTTATAGGCAAGCAGGCAAAATTTATCATACGCACTCGTTGTAGTTGTGATACCTTCGATACTATAGTCAGGATTTTTTATCCAAAATCTATAAGCATGTCCAGCAATCAATCCTGTGCTAAGTGTTCCTTTTACTGCATTATTACCGTCTCCTGTGAAAGTAAGAATTGTTGATTTTTTTCCTATAGCTTTAGCAATTCCCCCACTCTTCACCAGGTTGTTTGAGTTAGGTGTAGGCTCATCGTCAATGGCATTGTCGTACTCAGCCATCTTAATGGTAGTAGTGCCATTGTACATCCAGTCGGCATAGCTTGTCTCGCCGGCCACACGATAGATGACTCCCTGTTCATAAGATGTCATCGCTGCCCACTCCTCGGCAGTCACGGGAACAGGCTTGCTCTGAGAGAGGCTGTTGTAGAGCTGCCGGAGATCTTCTTCTGCCGCTTCTGCCCTTGTCTTCTCGACATCAACGGCATTGGCTATGCGGGTGTCCACAGAGCCGCCAGTACCGACAGCTTGCTCAAGCTCCGCCATCTGTTCGCTGATTGCGTTCTCTGCCTCAGTGGCTCGCGATTCCTCTGCGTCGACAGCGTTGCTGATTTCGTGTTCTGCCTCAGTGGCTCGCGTTTCTTCTGCGCCGACAGCTTCATTAATACGCTGATCCACGCTGCCGCCTTCGCCGACAATCTCCCTCAGCTCCACCACTTCGTCGAGAAGCTCCTGGACTTGAGGGCCAGTGTTGTTCAAATCATAATTCAGTGCCATATTTTTCTTTCTTTTTTTTGTTGTTACGTCAAATCATGTTTTCTCACCCTCAGTTGCTTCCCCTCGCTGTCCACGATGGGTTCCTGCTCGCTTGTGCGCAGATTCAGGAACAGCGTGTTCGCGTCACCTCGGAATACGCGGTCGTAGGTGACGTGCTCCTGACCCTCGCCGTGGACGGGATTGCAGTCGCAGGCAAAGTGCGGGCATGGGCTATCCGTCACCACGCAAAGCACCTGTATGTCTATTTCCTGACGGATGCCGCCGCCAAGGTCAGTGTCCGGCACGTCGTAGATGCAATAGGCCGTGACGCGGCCGATCATCTCCGACGAATCGAACATCATGAACACATGGCCTTCTTCGTCGGTGAACATGTCCTCCTTGTGGATGGTCATGCTCTTGCCGAACATCCCCCAGCGCAGCTCCACACGGTAGTCGTCACGCTGCTGGTCGAAGTCAGCGTGGTGGATGGTGATCTGCCACTTGGCCGTATCGCCTTTATATACTATTTTCTTTGCGTCCATTATTTACAAAATTATATATGGTTTCAAAAGCATGTCGATGCCGTAAGGCACGACACTCAGGTTATTCACCTCGCTGGGGCTTCTATGCTGGTAGCTATTGTCGGTCAGCATCAGAGCCGCCTGCCGGACAGGAGCTGGCACCTCACCGCCACACGCTTCCTTCAAATTGAACAACGACCTGTTCAAAATGGACAGCACAGTATTCTCAGCGGCAGCTCCGTAGAGTTCCAGCTCAGCGTCCTCGCAGTCGTAATCTATGCGGGAATGTCGCTTGATGTAGTCAAGAGTCAAGAATTTCATTTTCTGTCATTTATTTACTTATCAGAGAAAGCGCGCGTGGGGTTTACTAAAAAAAAAATCCCCGAACGCTTCACAGCGGCCGGGGTAAAAAAAATACTATTAACCAAGTTATTTTATGACAACCGAAAAAATTATGCAGTACGTTTGTGTTGGTCAGGATATGATTCATTTAATATTCCTGTATTCTGTTGAAGCGTCGAAACACGGGCAGTCCTTGAGCCACTCCCAGGGCTCCAGTTCGCCGTTGTGGTTCTTGTCGGGCGAATAGTCACGATGGCCGGCGATGCGTGCCGATGGATACATCTTCCTAAGTGTTTGGAGTAGCTTTATCAGTGCGGCACGCTGCGCCAGCGTGCGAGTGTCCTTGGGCTTTCCGTCGGCTCCGAGACCGCCGATGTAGCACACCCCGATGCTGTGAGTGTTGTGTCCGGCACAGTGTGCGCCGGCGATGTCCACGCTGCGACCATCCTCCACGCTTCCGTTGCGATGGATGATGTAGTGGTAGCCAATGTCAGAGAAGCCGCGCTGCTGGTGCCACTTGCGGATTTGTCCGATGGAGAAGTCAAGTCCCTCGCGCGTTGCCGTGCAATGGATGATGATGTCGGTAATCTCCCGCTTCGAGGGGAGAATCATGCTACCGAACAACTCCTGCCATGTGCGCAGTCCCACCACTCCGTCGGGCGAGATGTGGTTCTTTCGTTGAAACTCGCGGACTGCCTCTTCGGTCAGTGGGCCAAACCCGCCATCGGGATATATCTTCAGGAGTCGCTGGATGACTTTCACCCTGGCTCCCTTGTCGCCTCTTCTTGCTATGATTGCTGCCATACTTTATTTTATATTATCTTTGTCCGGCAAACTCCCCTTGATGGGGCTCTAATGTTGTTTCAACATCCCCGTCGTCCGATATGGTTACGGACTGACGGTTTTTGCAACCGAGAAGGCCGCAGACGAAAGGGCGAAGGCTCTCCACCATGCGTCCGTTGCGGGCTACCTGCCTTTGCAGTTCGCGCACCGATTCGTCGGTCTTGTCTATGCGGTCGCGCAGTTCGTCACGCTCCTCACGCAGATGCCTGCGGTCGTCCTTCAGTTCGTTGATGTAGGCTTTCTGCTCATCACGGTCGGCCTTCACGTCGTTGATCAGCTGCTGATACACATCTTGCACCTCCTTGGCCGCCGTCGTCTCGGCTGTCTCTGCCTCTGCCTTCTCCTTGCGTCGGCTGTAACGCCACGTAAAAAAGCATCCCATACCGCCGCCGCCTGCCAGGAGTCCTATGATGCTCACGATGTCATTAATAGATATTTCCACTTTTTTCTTTCCTTTTATGTGCTTTCTACAAAAAAAAGAAAAGCCGCGCATGGGTTTACTGTGCGTTTCATAGAAAACGCCCCGAAGGCAGAAACACCTCCGGGGCGCACAACTTAATTCATTATGATTATGAAAAAATAGAATTCCATACTCGCCCGTCACGGGTTTGCGAGTTGTCACTATTCATGAAAAGCGAGAATCTTAATGTCGAAGTCGCTGTTGTCATAGCGTGGAGCGACTATCCTCACATAGCCCGCGCCACTTCTGAGAGCTTCAAATATCTTGCGCACCTTCTTTTTCTGTCCTACGGGGTTGCTCATGCTCCCGGCATTGCGGGTGCGCAAGTCCTTATAGCCGGAGTCACTTACGAGGTCAAGCCACATCTCGAACTTTTCCGTCATCTTGCCATCCGCATCATAGATGCCGACCAAGACCAACTCGCCATTATAACTTGACACCATGCCGCTGACGTGTTCAGTAGCGAAAGGGTGAAGGCTTGAGATCATGAACTGATATTCATTCCAGTCCCACACAACAAACAAGCCCATGTTTTCCAATTCATAAACATAGCGAGAGCCGCCAGGGTCACCTTTCAATTCATCTGGTTCAACCTGTGACACGTGCCATTTACCCTCCGTCTGTGCCATCATGCCCAGTGTGCATGACAAGGCAAAAATAAATGTTACTAACAACTTTCTCATAGTTCCTTTTTTTTTATTTGTTTTTGATAAATTCTACGCTATAGCCAAGCACTGCACAGATGCTGCTCAGGGTGTCGATGGTCGTGGCATACTTGCCACCCTCGATGCGGGCGAGGTTGCTCTGCCTGATTTCACAGCGGTCAGCCAATTGCTGCTGTGTCATTCCTTTGCGGCGAATGCCCATCTCGTCGGTCCACTCCACCGCCTTGCGCAGTTCGGCAATCCTTTGGCCGATGCGCACTCGTTCTTGCTCGTTCTTTATCATGGCTTATACTCCGTTTCTTGTTTACTTACAGCGTCAAGTTTTGCCTTCCACGCACTATCCGATTCTCCCACCCTTACGAGTACGATTCCATCTGCTTCACGCCCTATTCGTAGATATTCACGTTGAATCACATCAAGACATGCTTGCATCTGTGCCTCAGTGCCTACGGTAGCACTTTTCAAACCTTTAACCCAGTTGCGGGTCTTCCCGTTCTGCCTGATTTTCATATAACGTCCATCGGCTCTCTTAATTGCAAAATAAGTATTCATAGTTCCTATTGTTTTATATGTTTATAATTCGGGTGATTGGTGGGAGGGTTTCCCCTCCCCGTTGGCTGTTTAGATGGCTTTTGCTCTTTCGCAGAATCTGATGCACTCCTGGAAATCGGCCTCGCGCTTTGCTTTTCTTGCGGCTTTCTTAGCCTCTCTCTTAGCAGCCTTCTCTTCGTCGAAGAGGTTGCTCATGCAGTTGTTGAATATGGCCAGAACTTCAGCGTCTGAAATCTCGTTGATGTTTTTGTAAGTCTTCATAATCTTGCGCCGTTGTTACCCGTTGCCGCCGGTTTCCTAATGGTTAATTATTAATTTTGACATTGCAAAGGTAATCATTTTATTTCAAATATGCAATAATAAAGCCTAAAAATCTATTCCTTTTTTGATATAATTAACAAAAAAGGCCGAAAAAAGCCCCGAAAGCGGGTGATTATTCCGCTTTCGGGGCGACATACTATTAACCAAACAATCCTTTTACCTTGCGGAAAAGAAAGAGGGTGATGCCACCGAGCGAGAAGACGCCCAGCCACATCAGGGATTTTTGCGGAAGCGAGAGGGGCTTTGCCACCTGACGCTCCACAGGATAAGGAACTGGCACCGAGTCGCGCTCGTGGATGGTGTCGGCGTGGGTCTGCCGGAGCTCCGACAATTCACGCTGCCACCGCTGGTTGTCAACCAGCCAAGCCCGCTGCATGCCTTGCAAGCGGATGCCATACGCGGCCATCGTGGCTGAGTCCACTTCGCGGATGATCGTCGTCTTCCGGTCTATCACGGAGTCGGTCTTGTGGATGGTGTCAGTCTGGCGATGCCAATGCTCATGCACCTCTGGCACCGTCACCACTTGCGGCGACCGGCAACCGCCCATGAGGGCGCACGCGAGAAAAGCCAACAGGATGAACAGGAAGAATATGAAACCCTGCATGCAGCCGTTCCACGTTCTCTCTTTCTCCGTCATCCCCTTGTATGGATCTGGCCAAGGGTCAAGCGAACCATTATACTCTATCATAATGCGTCCCTCCTGTTAATGTCTTCGGCCAGACGGTAGTCAATCTTCTCGCGCATCTTCTTCACAATGGGGAAGACGCTGCAATGATAGGCCACGCAGCTCTCGATGTTGGCTCCCCGACTTTCTTTCCATCCTTCTAATTTGTAGATGCGGTTGCAGCGCATGAGCAGCCACAAATCGTAAAGCAGCACCAGGCGATAGGCCACAGCCTCGCCCACCAGCCATTTCAGTGCGGCATAGAGCCACGGCCATCGGCACACCCATACGCGGGTGGGGTTCACGATGCGGCGATAGCCCACCTGTCGCAGCAGACGCTCTGCGGCGTGGAACGTCCGCACGTTCTCTTCAGTCACTTTGCCCGTCTGTTTATCGGTCAGCGGGCCACTGATGTAAAGTTTCATTCGCATATCTCTGTTCATAATAATGTAATATAATGTTTATTTGTTTTTCACTTTTTTCTTTTCCTCTTCGATGATGGCGTTCATGTCGGCCTTCAGCTGGTTAATGCGGTCGAACGTTTCCGGCTGGACGCGCGGACAGCCTTTCATCCACGACCGTAGGTTCGGTGTATCAAAGCCCAGTGCCACCGCATCGCAGATATATTCCTGCCACTCGACGAACTGCTCACGCGTCACGTCGTTCACCACGCAATAGATGATCTCATTCATGCCGATGGTAAACGAACCGTCGTAGTCATACACACCGCCTACCTCGTCGCCTATCCAGTAGCCGTAGTAAGCATCCAGTTCCCACACGCGCAAAAGCTCCGTCAGGTAGCCGTTGCACGCCTTCTCCCATTGTTCTTTCAGTTGCCGCTTCACGGCATCGTTTGTCTTTTTCATTATTAGAAGATATTTCCGTCAACGTTAAACATCTGAGGGTTCATGTGTAGATTGGCGAGCAGTCCTGCAAGTGGTGTCGGCTTGTAGTTCCACTTGCCGTCGTCGTAGAGCTCGTTGTCGGTCATGTCGCGCCATCCTTCGTTCAAAACCACCATGAAACGCCCGGCTGGCTTTTCGGCCATCTTGCGAATAATGGCTGCAACTTCACCACGGCTGATGTAGCAATATTCACGATCTTCGCATCCACGCAACAGCCCGACAAGGTTCTCCATGATGTGCTTTGAAGGAAGTCTGTATGATGCCCTGGGTGTCCAATCCCATAGCAAGTCTATCACTTTCTTCACCTCCTCTTCGGTTGCGTTTCCCACTTCTGGCTTGGCGACATTTGCCTGTATCTGCTTCATGTGGCGTGCCAGTCTCACCACGGCAGCTTGTTCTGATTTCTTCATATTTTTTGTAATAAAATTGGAGGAGCACCCACGCAGCAGGCACCCCTCCCTGGTGACTTATTGATCGCTTGCGGTAGAGCCAGGTCGTGCGAGCTTCTCATCCGTGTAGAAGTGCATTTCCGTCACCTCTGGGTGATGCTCGCGGAAGTCGCAGAAGGCTTTGGCGCAGGCGTGCATCAGAGGCGTGCCGCCATCCTTCAGGGCTTCGTCCTTGTCCATCAGCGCGTGATAGATGATTTCATCGTCGGTCAACTTGAACTTTACGCACCGGCGATTGTCGTCATCGTCCTCGTCGTGGCCGTGATAGAAGTCGGGCGACAAGTCCTCGATGTCCTCCTCTTTGTTCGTGACGTGGTAGAGCGGTCCCTCCCACTCGTCCATGTTACCCGGTCGGCCATAGCTCTGGTCAAAGCCGTTGATGCGGTCATACTCGCGCGAGTCCCACATCAGCATCAGTCGCTCGATGTGCTCGAGCCCTGAGCAATGGCCTTCGTACCAGTTGAACGCCTCGCGGCTGAAGGGCCTGATGAGCAATGCGCAGAAGTAGATGTCGAGTGTCTTGCGCCGTGGGTCAACGTAGCGCACCAGCAGCGCGTCCCACATACCCCAGTCGGGATTGCCATAGAGCCAATACGCCTTGTTGCGTGTGTAGAGAACCCTCTCTTCTTCTTCGGCATATACCTCCATTTCTTCACGCATCTTGTATGCCGGCAACTGCTGCATCGTACGTGGTTTCCACACTCGCACGGTCATGCCGTGCAACTCTAACTCATGGACCTTCTGGTAATGGTTCAGAATGATGTCCTTCATCTTGATTTTCTTCATCTTTCTTTCGAAGTTTAATCGTAATGCTTGGATTGTGGCGAACATTCAAGCCGTCGCCACTTTCGGCTATTGTTCAGGCGTAAAGCCGTCATAGGTTTACGCGTCCTTCATCTTCACGATTACCCGACTAACGAGGCGGTCTTCAAAAGTCGCCTCAATGTAAGCCACGTCTGGCGCAAGTTTGATGGTAGTGCCCTCTGACGTGTTCGATGTCTGAATGATGATTACTTTTTCTTCCATAGTTCTTTTGTTTAAATGATTCATGAATGACCTCCCCCTCACCCCTCCTGTAGGAGGGGAGCTGGGTTAGTTTGTTACCTCCTGTAGGGGAGCTGGTTAGTTTCTGCGCTCAGTTCTAACTTATCCTCCCCCTACAGGGGGAGATAGAGGGGGTCGCATATCTTCCTGTAGGAGGGTGGATGGGTCGTCGTCTATCCACTGCAAAACCTTGAACCCGTCTTTCAACAGATTCCTCTCAAATAGCGGCGACCGTTCCGTCTGCTCATCGTAGTAGATGTTATATCGCTCACCGCCCTGCTCCGAGCAGTCCTCCATGATGATGTACCCACGCTTCAGGGCTCCATATCTATGGTTCACCTGCCTGCGGGTGTACGGGCACATCACGACCATCTTCAGCCGCGTCTGTCGTTCCACGCCATAGATTACCCGCAGCTTCTCTTTGCGGATAATCTCCTTGCGGGCTTCGCTCTTTCGCTGCTGCCATTGGCGATACTTGCGGGGGTTCTTGCGCTTCATGATGTGGGCTGGATGTTCGCGCTTGCCTTCTCGTATTTCTTGCCACATCCGGGCAGAGCCTTTGATGCAAGCCTCACTCGGCTGCTTGCCTCTTAGGCTGTCATAGTAGCCGTTCCTCTCGCACAGCCGTTTGATGTGAGCCGCCTGCCGCTTCTTGATGCGCCTCAATCCCTTCTCGCTCTTCGTCAGTCCCAGTTCACGGGCGAACCGGTGGAGCGTCGAATGACACATGCCGCTCGCTTTCATCAGCCGTTTGTTCTCCTCTTCGGGGAACCACTTGCAGAGCCATGCCCGCTGATCGTCCGTCAGCACGTAGGTCATCGCGTTGTGCCGCCCACGCTGCATCGTCAATGTTCCAGGGAATGTTTCAATCTTCATACAGCTCTTTCAGTTTAGGGTATCGCTCTTCCAATTCGGCTTGCAAGTAGGCAAACGTGTTGCCACGATTGCGCCTGAAGTCTCTCAGCATTCGGTAGAAGTCGGGGATGTCCTGAGCAATAATCGTAATATCAAGGTCATTCATCGTCCTCATGATTTACTTTCTCGCCCATGATACCCGCGTCAGCCTTCAGGCGTTCGCGCAGCCAGCTGACCTCCTCACCCAGAGCAATCCTTCGCTCGATGTATTGCTGAGCCTTTGTGAGCTCCTTGCGTACCGCCTTGGCTTCTTCATCGTCACCAATGGTCACGCAGTCGGCAAGCCTCGCCCGCAAGGTCGGCAGTCGTTTGCGCTGCCCCCAACTGGCATGTTGTCCAACGCGATTCTGATAAACGCCCAATGCCGTAACTATCAGCAGGGCTTCTCTTTCGTTCACTTGTAATTCCATGTCCTTTAATTTTAAGTGATTGAAAAGCAGGCAAGTGACAGATTTCTGCAAGTGACTCGTCTTTCTTGATCTTCGGTATCTTCATGCTTTACCCTCCGTCTTTAGGTTGTCGAGTAATTCAAGTGCTCGGTTCAGTTTGATGCGGTTGCGCTTGTTCGAGTTATACAATCCGCGCCGTACCTTGTCGGCTTCGGGCGATGCTTTGCCGGATAGTCTCACCTTGTTTTCGGTGACGGTTATCTCCAAACTATCCCGATGTGGTATGCGTCGCATGTCGAGATACTTGATGATGTTCTTCGGGTTCACACTGTCGAGCATGTCGAAGAAATCTTCCTCGTCAACATGTAGAATCACCTTGCGGTTCTTCTTCTGGTCGTCTCCCTTCTTGGGGTCAACCATCATCACGTCGTTAATCGTGCAATGGTTCAATGTCAGTTTCATACGCTTTCCTAATTCGTGTAATTCGTTCAAATTCTTTACATTTCTTGCTAATTCTTGCAAAACTTGCAAGTTTTACTCACTCACCCTTCCCTCGCTCAGGTCAAAGCAATACAGCGCGTCGAGCAGTCCGTGAATCGGATCTATCTTTCCCAGATGCCCTGTGCCCTTTACCACGCGGCGTATTGGTGGGTCGCCCTTGCTCTCGAGGGCGGCATTGCCGAAGCACCACGGCCACAGGGGATTGTCCGAGAAGTGCATCCACTCGTCCTTGCCCAACATCTTTTCTTCCATTTCGCCGATGCGTGGGTTTTGAGTCATAGATGTCTGACTGACGGGGATGACCATGTGCTGAATCATGTCGGCAATTTCCTTCGACGACATCGTGCCGCGCTTCTGAAAGAGGGTTTGCAACCATGCCTTCAGGTTGTTGATAGGCGTGACGCTCTGGGCGGGGTCGTAGCCGAAGAAGTAGATGTTGATGCCCTTCTCCACCAGTTTCGCAATGCGGTTGATGGCATAGGTCGAGTCGAACACCTCACCGGGGCATTCGTGCAACCATCCCTGCTCAATCCATTGCTCATATAGCGGACGGTTGGGGCTGTCGTTCTTCGTCTTCTCCAGCACCCAGCAGTCGGTGTCTACAAAGAATCGGCCCTTCATGGTGTCGCTCGGTAGCCAGTCAACCGCCAGATAGGTGAGTGCAAAGAGGTCGTCACCACTTGAAAAGTCCATGCCACAGAAGACGTGCCACCGCTCGCGGCCCTGCCCGTCGATGAACTGGCAGTCGTCTATGCGCTTGCCTCCGCTGGTCTGTAACTGACGGATGCGGTCGCCGGTGATCCACTTCTGAATGCGGCCTGTCTGCCACATATTGAAGTCCTTCGTCAGCACCTCCTGCTTGGTGTCCTCGGTGCCGGTGGCCGCTTCATGCAGTCGCTCGCGGTAGTAGGTGGGCTGTACGGTGGTGCCTATCGAGCGGTTCACCTTCTTGAAGAGTTCGGGGTCGTCGAGCTTCGTCAGGTCGTCGGTCAGTTCCCACTTGTCGAGCTGGAGCAGGAAGGCACACCAGTAGTCGTCGGGCGTGCGGTGGGGCTGCCCGAGGGGGTACTGCATCTCGCTCATCAGCGATGCTTCCACCTGCTCCAGCTTGGTCTTGTAGGGGCCATCCTTAATGCGTCCGGCGGTGGTGGTGTGCAGCAGCAGCTTTTCACGACGGGGACCCGTTGAGCCCCAACACGTATCGACTGCCGCCTGCATGTCGGAGTGGGCGTTCACGTAGCCCGCCTGTCCGTGCTCGTCGGCATGAACCACCGAGGCGTAGAGTCCGTCCTTCGAGGTCTTGC